ACGGATTCGACAGAGAATCATATATTAAGGTCCTTGATGGATTAGAGGACGATGGTGACATTGTCTCCTACGAAGACCTATGTGATAAAACAGGTTTTAGGTTTGAAGTGAAATTAAAGCAGAATACATCTGCAAAATGGACTCAATCTAAAATTATCAGTAAATTCAAATTGAGCAAACCCTTTGCTCAGAATTTAACTGTTATTGATTACGAAGGTAAACTTCGTGAATATAAAGACGCACGAGAGTTGATTAAAGATTTCTGTGAATATCGTTTGGGTATTTTACAGAAAAGAATTGATGCTCGAAAAGCAGAATATGAAGAAGAGGTTCGTTGGTTAAATGTGAAAATGGAATTTATCCAAGCCGTAGTGGATGGCCGCATTATATTTAAGGACCACACACGAACACAAGTTCAGAAACAAATAATGGAAGAGACATCGGCCGAAGGAGGTGACTGTGCCAGATTGCTCTCATTAGGTATCATGACTTTGACAAAAGACGAGATTACAAAATTGAAGAAACAGATTGCTGAAACAAAACGAACCTTGAACTTCTGGAAAAAGACAAAACCACAAGACCAATTTACAACTGATTTAGAGGCAATTTAAATATGTTTAAATCTATAGGCGATTTAATATTAAATACATTTGATAATGGATTCCGTATCGTTAAAACTTCGGATGAAGATTATAAACATTGGGTTCTAGATGAAACTGATATTCAGATTGGAGACATCTACGAAGTAGGACCCAATGGATATTTTGAATTAATAAAAAGGCGAGATGAGTTATCTTAATAAGAAACTATCAGTAGAAGGATTATCACTCAATGACATCAATACTCTCTATCATGAGTTCTTTCATAGGAAAGATTATGAATGGTATCGTGATGTTGAGCCTGATGATATTGTGGTTGATATTGGGGCTAATGTGGGTTTCTTTACATGCCATGCTCTTGATCGTGGTGCTTCCACCATATATGCTATTGAACCTGCAAAACACCATCTCAAAACGCTTCTAAGAAACACTTCTGATTTTCATATAGATACCGGTTCAACTCCTGTTATCCCTATTCATGCAGCGATTGGTACATCTATAGATCATATTGCAAACGTATTTGATAATAACCCAGACTTTCCTCTGATGTCATTTAGACATTGTATGACAAAGTATGACATTTCTTGGATTGACTATCTTAAAATCGACTGCGAAGGTGGAGAGTATGACATTTTTCAGGAATCAAACTTTAGATTCCTAAGAGAAAATGTAGGCCACATTGCTGTGGAGTTTCATGTCAATAATATGTATTGTGTAGAAGAATGGATACGAGTCCGAGACACAATGCTTCAAAAATTTGATACAAATAAAATTCGGTTCTTAGAACATGAAGATAGAGAAAAAGCTTTTGATGATGCTTCTCTATGGCTTCTTGATGAAGAATGGAATTCTTTTATGCTCTATATTAGTAATTAGTAATATAAATCATAAACTCTTTTGGCAATAATCTCAAAGGCGTTTCCGAAAAAACTTTTTCCCTTAAACTTTCGTCCATAAATTTGAGTCTATTTGTATCGTGAAATGGCTTTATAAATTTATGTCTAAAATTCCAAAATCTCTCATATGTCACTGGTAAAGTATCAATATGCACATTAATTGCGGCATGACGAACATGAGCTGAGAAATAATCTAAGTGGTCAATTAAAAAATCAAGTTCGGCTCCTTCAGCATCAATCTTCATAAAATCAACATGTGCAAGGTCATATTTACCTACAAATTCTGTAAGCGACATCAACTTGACATCTTCAACTTCTTCATCATTATATACAGTTGACTTATAGATGTTACCTCTATGAATATCTGTTTTACCCATAACGGCATTAATTGGAACCACTGGGCTATCATCAGTATCCATAATATAATCACTTACATTTTTAATTGCTGCTTTCAATAATCGCCTATTGGGTTCAATCATATAAACTTTTTTGGCACCAGCATCTAATGCTTTTGCAGAAAACATACCAATACCTGCTCCAACGTCAACAACAATATCATCTGGCAATACTTCATACCACCAGTCATATTTTTTATTAACCCAGAAATTTTGATATAGCTGATTGACTTCGTTAATAGGAAGTCCTGCTGTGTCCATATCGAAAGAAAGACTTTTGATTCTCATTCTATAGCTCCAAACTTTAATAAATAGTATAAACCAATATGTTTATTTATAGGGATTTTTATGGCAGAAATTATTAACAACTATCTATCACCTGCATCGTTTACAATATCAGTTGATAGAATGCCTAATGTTGAATTTTTTACACAATCATTATCCATTCCTGGTGTGAGTGGTAGCCCTGTAGAAATGGTAACTCCTGTAAGATCTTTTTATCAACCTCAAGATAATTTACAGTATGACGATTTAAGTCTTTCTTTTATTCTTGATGAAAATATGAAAAGTTACCAAGAAATATTACAGTGGATGGAAGGTATCGGTTTCCCAGAAAGTACTGACCAATACAGTACATATAAAGCTGAAAATCAATCTAGAGGTCTCTTTTCTGATATTTCTGTTGTGATTACAAATAGCCACAAGAACCCAAACATCAAATTTACTTTTATTGATTGCTTCCCTGTCAGCTTAGGTTCAATCGACTTAAATGTAAATACACAAGATATTGCATACGCAACTTGTGATGTAACTTTTAGACACGGCCAATTTAAAATAGAAAATATTTAAAGCCGGTTGACATTTAGAACAATTTCTGTTATAATAGTACTAAAATGGTACTAGGATTTACATTATGAATACAGATGATATTTCAAAAATTTGGGCAGCAGATGCTCCTATCGACGAGACGAATTTAGTTCGTGAGAGTAAGCGCATCCCAGAGCTTCATAGCAAATATTATAATATGTACTACCGAGAAGTATTGCGTGTTAAAAAATTAAAAGCTGAATATAAAGAGCTTGAAAGATTGAAGCGTGAATATTATGATGGTAGTATGGACGAACAAACATTACGAGAAAAGGGATGGAAACCTTTTCAACTGAAAGTCCTTCGAAATGATTTAGACAAATACATTCAATCCGATACTGATATTATTAAATTAAGTTTGACGATTGACTTTCATACAGCAAATGCAAATTACCTAGAAGATATAATTAAAACTATACACAGTAGAAACTTTGTTGTCAAGAATATGATAGACATACTCAAGTTTCAGGCAGGAGATTATTGATGTGGACATGGATAGTTAATAAATGGAATCATTTCCTTGAAGGGTCTTTCCAAAGACAAGCAAATAGAATATTCGAGAGAGATTTAGCAAAGAATACTATAGACCAAACTATTATACATAGGTTGCCTGTAATGGATAAAGAACAAAAAGAAGCAGACCCTGAAGATTTAACATTAGAAAATGCATATAGGACAAGATGGATTTGGTATCATACCATTTTGGCAGTTCTAATTTTCTTTACAAACCTTTTACTATTTGGAATATTTGTTTTATTAGCAATTAAATTATGAGTGATATAATTACGGTCGAAAAAGTTGACGCGGTTTATATGCGTATTAATGCAGATGCTTCTGTAAAAACAGAATTGGCAGAGCATTTCAGCTTCCGACCAGAAGGTTATCAATTCAATCCAAGATTTAAAGCTCGTGTTTGGGACGGGATTATTCGTTTATTTAGTCCATTCAAACCGGTACTTTATGTTGGGTTATTACCTCACCTACAAGAATTTTGTGAAGCTCGTGGATATACATGTAATATACCAGAAAAATGGAAAGAAGGTAAAGTTGAAAAAGGTTATGTAGAAGAATTAGCAAAAGAAATTAACTGTAAATATATTCCTCGTGACTATCAGATTGAATATATTGAAAATGCAATATCAAAAGGTCGATCATTATCACTTAGCCCAACATCATCGGGTAAATCACTTATCATATATCTTTTACAGCAACATTATTTCCAAACATTTGGACATCGTACATTAATTATTGTGCCGACAATTGGTTTGGTCCATCAAATGGCTGGAGACTTTGTTGACTATGGTTGTGATTCATCTCAAATTTATACCATACAAGGTGGTGTTGATAAAACTACAGAAGCTCCTATTGTTATTAGTACATGGCAATCATTAGTGAAACAACCAAAGAGTTGGTTTAATCAATTTCGTGTGGTGATGGGAGACGAGGCTCACCTCTTCCAGGCAAAATCTCTTACAACAATATTACACAAACTGACCGACTGTGATTACAGACACGGCTTTACAGGAACATTAAAATCTTCTGAAAGTAAAACACACAGATTAGTATTGGAAGGCTGTTTTGGTAAAGTGAAACGAGTGGTCAACACAAAACAATTAATGGACGAAGGCACAGTTGCTAATTTCCAAGTCAAAGCAATTGTTCTTGCACATGATAATAATGCCAGAAAGGCCTTTAAAGATGCAATGGGTAAAATTGCAGAAAAAACAAAGAAATGGCCTGCGGAACGAGAATACATAACAAACCATGATAAGAGAAATAAATTCATTCGTAATCTCTTATGGTCATTAGAAGATCAAAATAATTTAGTACTATTTGACCTTGTTGAGAAACATGGTAAGGTACTAGAGCCAATGTTACAAAAAGAAGGACGAGAATTACATTTCATATACGGAGGGACAAGTGGTGAAGAACGTGAACGAATTAGGCACCATATTGAAAACGATCCTAAAAAGCGTCATAACATACTTGCATCTTATGGTGTATTTAGTACTGGTGTGAATTTGAAAAGATTAGATAATGTGATTTTTGCTTCTGGTTCTAAATCAGAGATTAAAGTATTACAAAGTATTGGAAGGAGTTTAAGAAAAGCTTCCGATAGCCAAAAGGCTACACTATATGATATCGCTGATGACTTAAGTGTGGGAAGCTTTGAAAATTATACTCTAAAGCATTTTAAGAAGAGAATTGAAATCTATGGAGCTGAAGAGTTTCCATTTAAAATCTATACAGTGGATATCTAATGACAAGTTCTATACTACATATAACTCTAAGCCTGATAGGACTTATTATAACGCAAACTCAGCAAATGTCAACACGTTTTTGAAAAAAAATTAAAATAATTTATTTTTGTATAATACCGGTTGACAAAGTATACAAATTGTAATATAATTACAAACTTATAAATCATGACACAAGGTGGTAAAATTTCATGGCAAAGAAAAGAAACTATGTAAACAATAAAGATCTATTACAGGCCTTGATTGATTACAGAGAGGCAGTCAAAGAGGCCGAAAACTCAGG